GATGACCACGAAGAAATGGACATGGACGACGAAACAATCGAAGTTGACATGGAAATGGAAGGTCTAGAAGAAAATGTTGACCTAACTGCTGCTCCTAAAGCTGTTACTACTGAACCAGCTGGTACTCAAACACGTAGTACTGTAGCTGCAAACAGTGGCGCAAAAGGTGCTGTAGCAAAACCAGTTGACACAGACACTGCTCCAGAAAAAGGTCGCCCTGCTCCAAAAGCACAAGACCAAGGTAACACAACAAGACCAGACATGAAAGCTGCGCCAAAACCGCAACTAGCTCAAGCGTCTGGTGTGAATACCAAAAGCGTTATTGACTAAAAGGATAACCAAGTATGGCTCTTTATCTTAGAGAAAACCTTACCTTCGAAACCGCACAAATTCAACTTGTTGAAGGGAAAGACGGTAAGGAACTCTTTATGGAAGGCATCTGCATACAAGGTGGTGTTAAGAACGCTAATGAGAGAATATACCCTGTGAGTGAGATTTCTAACGCAGTTAAAACTCTTAATGAACAGATCAAAGAAGGCAATAGCGTCCTTGGTGAAGTTGATCACCCGGATGACCTTAAGATTAATTTAGACCGTGTATGTCACATGATTACTAGTATGTGGATGGACGGTCCAAATGGATACGGAAAACTAAAAATACTTCCAACACCAATGGGTGAGCTAGTTAAAACTATGCTTCAGTCAGGTGTACGNTTNGGAGTATCTAGTCGTGGATCAGGTAATGTAGATCCACACAACGGACACGTCAGTGACTTTGAAATTGTTACTGTCGATGTAGTCGCACAGCCCAGTGCTCCAAATGCTTACCCTAAAGCTATTTACGAAGGACTTTTGAACATGAAACATGGTCATTCGGTTCTCGAAATGGCTAGGGAGTCAGGGTCAAACGACAAAATACAGAAGTACCTAACAGACGAAGTATCTCGTTTGATTAGGGACCTAAAGATTTAGGAGAATCGCATGTTAGATGCTATTAAACCACTACTAGATAGCGACCTGGTTAATGAGGATACTCGTAATGCTATTGCTGAACAATGGGCAGCAAAGTTGAATGAGACCAAAGAAACAGTTCGTGCAGAACTTCGTGAGGAGTTTGCACAACGCTATGATCATGATAAAACAGTGATGGTAGAAGCCCTAGATAAAATGGTAACAGAAGGCCTGCAAGAAGAAATTTCTCAACTTAACGAAGAGAAAAAGGCGCTTGCAGAGGACCGTGTAAAAGCCGCAAAAGCAATGAAAGAAAATGCTAATAAATTTAATAACTTTATGGTATCAAAACTTTCTGAAGAGCTTCGCGAACTACGCACAGATCGCAAAGTACAAGCAGAAGGTTTTGGTAAGCTAGAATCTTTTATTGTAAGTGCTTTGGCCGAAGAAATCAAGGAATTCGCAGCAGACAAGAAAGACTTAGTTGAAACTAAAGTAAAACTTGTCAGCGAAGCACGTGGACAACTTGATAGTCTAAAAAGTAAATTTGTAAAAGAATCTGCTAAAAAGATGTCAACAACTGTTGCTACTCATCTTACGCAAGAACTAAGTCAACTTAAAGAGGATATCAAGGTTGCTCGTGAGAACAATTTTGGTCGCCGTATATTTGAAGCATATGCTACAGAGTTTGGTGCCACGCATCTCAATGAGAATGCAGAAGTACGCAAGCTATTAGCTACTATTGAAGATAAAGATATTAAGTTGGCAGAAGCCGTTACTGCTCAAAAACAAGCCGCAAAGCTTGTTGAGAGCAAAAATCATGAAATTAAAATCATTCGTGAAGCTAATGAGCGGGAAGCTACATTAGACGAACTACTATCTCCTCTTAACGATCAAAAGAGAGAAGTAATGATTAATCTTCTTGAAAACGTTCAAACATCTCGTCTAAAGAACGCATTTGAGAAGTATTTGCCAGCAGTACTCAGTGAAGCTAAAACAACTAAAAAAGCTGAAGCACTTGTTGAATCTACTGGTAACAAAACTGTTAAGGCCGAACAACAAAGATCACAAACAAATGACGTTAATAACGTTATCGATCTTAAGCGCCTAGCAGGGCTTTAAAAAAAAGAAAAAGGAGACAGAGATGTCACAAGAACTACTAGAAAACAGATGGAGTGAGACCAAGGAAGCCCTCCTAGAAGGCCTTCAAGGTTCACGCCGTTCAACAATGGGTGTTATCCTAGAAAACACTCGCAAGCACTTGGCAGAGAACGCAACATCAGGTTCAACTTCTTCCGGTAACGTAGCAACACTTAACCGTGTTATCCTACCAGTTATCAGACGTGTTATGCCAACTGTTATTGCTAACGAACTAGTCGGCGTTCAGCCAATGACTGGTCCAGTTGGCCAAATCCACACACTACGTGTTCGTTATGCAAACGCAATGACAGACAACTCAGCAGCCGCAACAAGTACAGCCGCTGGTGACGAAGCTCTATCACCATTCAAAATTGCACAAGCTTACTCCTCTGCGTCCACAGTGACAGCAGGCGTTGTACAAAATGCACAGAACACATACCAAGGTGCAAACACAGCGGTACTTGAAGGTTCCGGCGGTCGTCAGATTTCCGTACAAATCCTCAAGCAAGCTGTTGAAGCAAAAACACGTAAGCTACAAGCTCGCTGGACTTTTGAAGCAGCACAAGACGCACAAGCCATGCACGGCATTGACGTTGAAGCTGAAATCATGGCAGCACTTGCTCAAGAGATTACTGCTGAAATCGACCAAGAGATTCTACTTTCTCTACGTTCGCTAGCAGCAACTGAGTTTACATACAACCAAGCCACAGTATCAGGTACAGCAACATTTGTTGGTGACGAGCATGCAGCTCTTGCAGTTCTAATCAACCGCACAGCTAACTTGATCGCTCAGCGTACACGTCGTGGCGCAGGCAACTATGCTGTTGTTTCCCCTGCTGCACTTACAGTGCTACAGAGTGCAACAACAAGTGCATTTGCTCGCACAACAGAAGGCACATTTGAAGCACCAACAAATACTAAATTCGTTGGTACATTGAATGGCACAATGCGTGTATTCTGTGACTCATACGCAGGCGACACAACTCCAGTACTAGTTGGCTACAAAGGCGCAAGTGAAACAGACGCACCAGCGTTCTATTGCCCATACGTACCGCTAATGAGTTCAGGCGTTGTTCTTGATCCGTCCAGCTTTGAGCCAGTAGTGTCCTTTATGACACGTTATGGCTATATTGAGCTAACAAACACAGCATCGTCCTTCGGCAACGCCGGTGACTATGTTGGTGAAATTGCTGTACAGAACCTTTCGTTCTCATAAGCTTTATCATTACAACCTGTATTATGCAGGAAGGAAAAAACAGCACCTTCGGGTGCTGTTTTTTTTATGTTAAGTTACTTTATAATTAAATACTACTATGAATGTACACTGGCGATTTAATCACGGATCTAAATCTTTTGATCAAGTTGATGGAAACCCGATACAATATTATCAACAATTAATGGATCAAGTAAAAACTCCTACATTAATCATTGATATTAGTTTAGTTAATTTTATAAATCTTGACACATATTTAAATTTTGTGTTAGATTCTGCATCTAAAGACAATAGTCTGTCAAATTTTAAACAATTAATATTTGATGCTTCAATAGATCCTGTTTATGACTACGATGAAAAAGTAAAAATTCTCAACAACTTTGTTAAAAACAAAGGCATTCCGGGATTTTTAAGTTTAAGCCAGTTTACGTTAAATCAACACAGCCATTTAATAGAAATAATGCACCCAAGTTGGTTTTTTATTTTTAAAAAACAAAAACTGCCAGAATTAAATTTAGATCAAAAAAAGTGGAAGTACAGCTGTCTTAATAGAAATCCAAGCTGGCACCGATTAATGTTTTATACAATGGTTAAAGAAAAAAATTTACTCGATCAGTTTGTCTATACATTTTATGATAAATGTCCTTACAATAATACAAAAGTTAATATTGCGTTTTATCATAAAAATAAAAAGTTCTTTAGCAAATACTATAATAACTGTATGAAAAGTATAGAAGATTTACCTTTAACTTGGCCTGGTGATGTTCAAGGAGAAAACGATCATACACTAAATCATAGTGCATATTTAAATAGTGAGTGTAACATAGTAACTGAAACAAGTGCAACTGTGAGTTTTGTCAGTGAAAAAATTTGGAAACCTATTGCTGCTGGACAAGTATTTCATGTTGCCGGCAGTGCTTATACAAACAAATGGTTACAAAGTTTTGGGTTCCATACATTTGATAACAATGATTATGACTCAATCACCGACGATACACAACGTATTAAAAAAGTTGTTGAACTGTTAAACGGAGAAACTATGTGGAACAAAAAAAACTTGTCTAGTATTGACCATAATTATCATTTGTTTCACAGTGGAGTAATTGAAAAAAGCATTTTAGATCCATTGGTTGCTATACTTGACCAATAAATTCTGCTAAATAAAACTGTACAACGTGATAATGCGTTTTATGCGGAACACCATCCGCGTAGTAGGCTAGAACCTACATCGGACTTCTACAAGGAGAAAACAACATGGGACGTCCTCTCAAAATTAAAATTTCTGATACTAGAGACGCTGGCTTTAACAATCCAGACGGAAATGGTACACCAGCAGGCGAGCTATACTTCGGTCAAGTTGGCGGTAATTCAAATCTATCAAGTGGAGAGTTTCCAACAACAACATGTCGTGTTAAAATCGGCACAGTTGCTGAAGCAGACGGCTATATTATTCGTCAAAAAGGTTCAACAAAATACCTAGTTGGCGATTCGACTGGCGTTACAGCTGGTTCGTTTATTGTTGACAATCTATACATCATTACAGCACTTGGCAATACCGACTGGCAATCAATTGGTGCAGGCCCAGATGCAGGCGTTGGTAGTACATTTAAAGCAACTGGTGTAGGTGCAGGTACAGGCACAGCAGATACAATCGGTGTTTGTGTACTAGCTGATTTATCTGATGCAGCATTAACAGCTAATACTATGACAGTAACTTATGCTGACGAAGGTTCTTCTCTAGTGCGTATCAAGCGTATGACTAACAAGTATGCAATCAACTTTGCTAACGCAAAAGTATTGGTTAACTACTTTAATGTTCTTGATGACACAATTGAAAAATCAGGTGCCGAAGGATCAACAACAACTATTAATCTAGTACAGATTGAGAACCCACAATACGGTTAAGATTAATTTTTTAACTTGCTAGCCCTCATTGTAATAACTACAATGGGGGTTTTTTATGAGTGCAGCATTTATACTAGGAAACGGCAAAAGCAGGCTAGCAGTTAATCCTAGTAAATTGATGGAAATTGGTACAGTATTTGGATGCAATAGATTGTATCAAGAGTGCACACCTCATTGCTTGGTAGCCACTGATAGGCCAATTGCTGAAGAAATACAAAATTCTGGATATGCAAAAAAACATAGATTCCACACCCGAAAACCTATCGTGGATTTAGGTGGTCGGTTTCTTGCTAAAGACTACAAAGGATTTAGCAGTGGCCCAAATGCTGCTAGTTTAGCGTTAATTGACGGCCACAGTGACATATACTTAATTGGCATGGATCTTGGGACTACCAACGGTATGGTTAACAATATCTATACAAATACAAAATTTTACAAAAAAGATCTCGACCCACCAACATACCCGGGTAACTGGATTAATCAAATCATCAAGCTTACTGAGGACTTTAGCACCAGGCAATTCTGGAGAATAGAAGGCCCAGAATCAGCATTTGTGCCTAGGTTTAATAAAATACAAAATATGAGGATAATGTCTATGGACAAGTTTCTAGAGAAGGTAAATACTGCTAGAGGTCCACTATGAACACAAAAAAAAGAATTGACGGCGATTACTATATTGAAACAATAAATGCCNATGACAGAGTATACATTGATACAGATACTCTTGAAGTTGACGGTAACTTGGTGGTTAGCGGCAACTTAACGTATATTAATACTGAAGAACTTAATGTATCAGATCCGTTTATTGTTTTAAACAGTAGTAACACAGCAACTTATGCTGCAAATGCAGGTGTATTAACTCACAAAACAGCAAGCAACTACGCTGGAATTAGATATAGTGTTGATAACGGCCGCTGGGAGATGAGTACTTCTACTAGTGCAAGCGGAGAAACTGGCACTTGGGATGCAATCGGGACAGGATCGGCTGGGGCAGGTGGTCCTAATACTGCTAT